TTTAGTATAACTGGAAGCGGTGTTGATACCACTGATGGTAACACAGCATCAACTATTAGTGCTGGTACTATAACTTCAGGTGTTTATGCTCCTGGTACAATCGCAGCAACTCAGGATGTACCTGGTGCAGAGTTCAGCTTTACCCAGTCATACACTCAAGCAGATGCTGTTGCAACATCAGCTCCAGCAGTGGGTGCTGTAGGAAACTTCAGTAATCAAACCTCAACTTCAGCAGGAACTGCTGGAACACTAGCTGGAACTATAACCAGTGCAGGGGTTATGACAATAACTGCTGGTGGTGCAGGTACTGTGGCTACAGGACAGCATGTTACAGAACTTACTATAAAATAGGGAGTTATGGTAACATATGAGAGTGTATCGTGCGATAACTGTCAGTGCTCTTGTCCTTGCGACTGCACCGACTGCGATTGCAGTCCCTGTGGTCCCTAATTTTACACAGGGCTCGATGACCAGCCACACGGAGACGACTTCTACCGTGACGGAGACCATTAATTCAATGGATTACTCGACTGGCTGGACATACTCGGTAACGGGGACAAACGTGCAACATGATGGCACGAGCATTACTCCCGACGTAGGTAGTGCTCAATCTAATACATTGAATGGAGTGACTTCGACATGGACAGGATTAGATCTAGATCAAAAACCAAATTGGACACAGCAAAATGTAGGGGAATCGTTTCAATTCACCGAGCATTACAATGGTCCGGGCTTACAGACACAAACAATAATAAATCGAACAACAACAATACAAAGCGTCACAGATACAACTTCAATCTTCAGTCAGTAAGTACATCAGTACTATCCGCTATTAGTCTTCTTACCATAACTACCCCAGTCTTAGCACAGACAGACGTGGGGGGAGTTTCTGCTACCGCTAATCCAGTCGCCAACTCTTCAGGCTCAGTAACCAATCAGGCAATACAGGTTTTACAAGGACCTTATATTACCAACACTTATAGTAATGGTATACAGTGCCAAGGTGCTACCATGAACCTTACTCCATTCATCACTGGTAGTCTCACACAACAGCATCCGTTCGAGGATATGTTCCAAGATCCTGTCTACAACAACGTTGATGCTAATGATGATGGGGTACCTGATAATCCAGGTGAAATATTATATTACATTCCAACTCGTACTGGTCAAAAGAATACTCAGAACTTATCAATAGGTCTCAGTGGTACTATAAGTTGGCCACTTGATAAGAAATTGACTGCTTTATGTAAAGAAGCAGCAACACAGCAGATAGCATACATCGAGCAGACAAATGCTAACAAGCGTTTGGATTTTGAGATTGCAAGATTAAAAAATTGTGGAGAACTAATGAAGGCTGGAATTATGTTCCATCCAAAGTCTCCTTACTATGCAGTGTGTGCTGACGTGGTGTTAGTGAACCCACCAAACACACTACCAGATCATAAACATTCTATCCCTTCTTCTTCTTACGTTTTGAGTAGTCCTTCAAAGGTGGAAGACCCTTTGAATCCCGATACTTATTTGATAGAACCTCCGACTTCGATAAAGTCCGATGACGTCCCAGTTTCTTCTTCACAGTATCAGTTGCCTTCTTTATTAGAGGTTTCAAAACCCTCAGAAGCAAATCCGCTAGGGGTTTTGCAAATAGGGCAGACGCAGTAGCAACAGTTGCTATGACTGCTGTGGTCGTAACCACGTTAGTCGATGGTAAAAATTTTTCAATAGCAGTAGTAGGTTCATATAATACAACACAGGTAGTTCCTTGGAGTTCATGACCACTAACTTTTTCATCTCCACTTTGAGATAGATCACCCACTCTTGGTTGACCTGGTGCAGGACACTCTTGTTCTTCCTCTGTTACACCTCCTGTATCAGGAACCTCTGGTGTACCTGGTGGATCAGGTGGAGGTACAACATCAGGTGGTGGTGTCTCAGTTATTATTGTCATCTCTTCTGGTACATAGTCCATCGCATCATAAGATGGATACTGACCGTCACATAAAACAACAGTCCCATCACTGTCATCTTCGACAAGTGAGGGACTTTTTCCTTTGTCTTCTGGATGTGCTTCCACACAACCTGGTATATCAACTATAGGTTTCCCAATATTTACTGTAACTGGTACGTGAATGACGGGTACATTAGGTGCATTGAATACACCTATCTCTGGTATGTTTAGTGTCCTAACATTTACGTTAGGTATTTCAATGTCATCCACTTAGTCATTGCCAAAACTCATCCAATATATCTAGGGATTTATTGAGGTACTCATTTGCACCTATACATTCCCACTTACCCTTCTCTCCGATCTCACACTTGTAGTGCAACTCTCTCTTCAGTTGCATCAACTTGCTAGTCATCGCAACCTTATCTAATCTACCGTTCATCTAGTCCTCCTTGATACAATACTCAGCAACGTGAGGAGCATTGAATCCTGTCAGGTCTTCTCTTGCTTGCTTGATTGCATTGTATGCATCGTCAGCATACTCACAGATCTCATGGAGTCCGTTATACTTATCATGATAACCAATAGTATAGTGAGACATTAGTTTAGTTAGATACTACCTACTAATTATCTCAGAAAAGTATTCGATTACACCTTTTTACTAGGGTTTGCAGATATTGTCACGGGACCCTGTTCTAACCTTATTATCTGATGGGGTGTTGCTTGGGATGCTTTTTCTATAAGCATTTCTATATCCTTCTTGCTTATGTTAGCATTACCACCACCTTCATCTTTCTTTTTCTTACCTCCCGTTTGAATTCCAAAAGTAGCTGTGACCCCTGTGAAGACCGAAGCTATGAAAGTTGGATCAATCTTATCTTGTTGCCAACCTGGTATTGTGACGTAGTTCAAAGTTAAGATTGCTCCGGACCACACTAATATACCAAGGCGAACAAATGTACTAAGGATAGCGAGTTGCTCCTCTTTATCCTCTGCGAAATCTTTTAGTTTACCTAAAGGACCTTTTTTCTCATCCTTTTTTTCCATTCTAAAACTGCTAGGCAGTTTTATTTATAATTGTGCAGGAGGTGTAGGTAGACTTGGCATTGCTGGTCCTGTCATCTCTGGTAGATCAACACTAGGAAGTGATTCAGTAACGCTTCCCATCACTGACTCCATTACTTTTTCTTTGATGTCACTAATGATGGCATCCTTTCTGATGAACACATAACCTGCTGTACCAACGACAGCAAGTGACACTGCACCAGCGAATAGTGCTGCTGCATTAATTACTTTTTGCATAAGAATCCTCTGCTAGTTTACGTAGATAGTCTTGGAATGCTTCCTCTATACCTTTGTTAGTAGGGTTTCCTAGATCTACCCATAGGGTGCAGAACTCATAGACTGCACGTGTATGATCTGCTAAGTGGTGTTGCAATGATCTAAAGACTTCTGCCCTTAGTAACATTCTCTCGTCTGAGTAACGCCAGTCATCCATATCAGATTTGTGATCTGATAAAGTTTTCCGCGTCCAAGACAACCAGTGGTTTTTTTCCATTTTTCTTCATTACAAGAATAGGTTCATAGTCACCAGAGTTATCAATTGCTTGTTGATAAGCATCCCAAACGTTCAACTTCTCTTGGTTCTTACATTCTATACTGTAAGGAAACTTTTGTCTAGCATCTCGTGCCATTATCAGGTCTTCACCACCTGCACCCATACTCCTCGACTCAATATCCTCAGGGTGTACAGACCTATGCTCAATAAGCATATCTCTTACCCACTGTTGTAGTTTCCTACCTTTTGCTTTCGCGCTCTGAGGCTTCATACTTTAATAAATCCCACGTATGTTTATAATCAAACACATAGTATGTAGCACCTATTTTCTTTTCTCTAATCTTCGATGCTAATAGATGATCATTACCACCAGGATCCATCTTATCTCCAAAGAATTTTACATCACGATCAAAGTCTCTGAGTATCTGACTCTTATCTCTACCATGTGGTGCTATGTCTAGTCCTGTCTCACCACCAACAGTAGCATAGAGGTCAGGAAATCTATCGTTGAATCTTCTAGCGATCTCTTGTCTTTCATGCTCATCCTTATCCCATGCCTTATATACTTCTCTCTCTGACCAGTTAGCACCTCTACCTAAGATACTAAAGTTGATACAACCAGGTCTTTCCTCTATGTGTGTGCCAGTTCTTATAGTAAACTGACTATAATCTAATTCATCTTGTAAGAACTGTCTTACTTTGTCTGATGGTGTCCAATCATCTCTGTAAACATTACGATCCTGTTCATATACGTCACTACCAGAGCAGTTATATACTCTTTTTGCTCTATTGTATATGTCAAGACCTAATTGTTCCACTGTTTTTTGCCTGTCACTACCAGTAACAAGATAAACATCATGCTTACACTCAAACTTGAGGAAGTATGCCATGAAGTCTAACTTCATCTGCTTCCTAGCAGGAGTCAATGTACCATCAACATCAAAGATGTATTTCATAATCTTGGGGTCAAAATTTTTATAATATCGTCAGCAATCTGACGATGCCCTAGTGGGTTTGGATGTCCTTTGCTCAGTCTAGCATACTTAAACCCCTTTGAAAAGAATAAATCATAATCCATAGAATAAATTTGGGGAGATGAATATATTAGAACGAGTGGTTTACCTAGTTCAGCAATGAATGACCTGATAGTAAATCTGTATATCTTATCTTTGAGGTTGAGATATTTTTTACTTAGTGCCCAGTCTGGTTTATGTCTTCTCCATGCATTTGCTGGTTCAGAATAATACTCTTCTCTCTGAAAGAATGGTAATTCTATAACAAAAGCATCAAAGTCTTTGACATCAAACTCAAGTTGTCTATACTTACCAGTAAATAAGTGTCTTAGGACTGTGTTAGCAGCAGCACCACCCTCTGATATATTGAACTCCTCTGCACCATAATGATCAGAGACTAACTTAGAAAAGCGACAGTCAAGAGAATGACCCTCTTCATCAAGTCCTCCTCCGTATGTCCAAGATGCACCATCAAAATATATTTTCATTTTTCATTCTCCTAAGAATTTCATCAGCAATCTCCTTGTTACCTTCGACATTTGGATGTCCATCAGGGAAACTGGTGAACTTTGTCTTAGGAAGATTGGTGGTTTGATTAGGATCCTTGAAGTTCATATGATAATTCATACGACATTCACTAGCTTTTATAACTGTAGACCAGAACACAGGTTTACCCAACGCTTTTAGGTGTGAGTCTATGCTTCTGAATGTTACCTTCTCCTTTATTCCTCCACCCTTATCACTGTATATTCTCTTCAAATAAAAATCAATCCAGTTTTCTAAGTCAGGATCTATCTTTCTAAGTTTTTCCTTTGCTTCATATGCTTTGAACTTATATCTCCTCCAAAAACCTTTGACATCATCAAACCACTCACCTCTAGATGGGTAAGTAGTTTGTATAAAAAAACAGTCATAACTTTCTAACTCATCATAATTTTTGACGAAAAAATTTCTGAGTATTGTTTCGTTAGCAGCACCACCAACAGCAAAGTTATGTACTTCCGCATTGAAATGCTCACCAATATGATGTGGCCATATCAAATCCTTATATTCTTCATAACCATACTTCTTGAACCCTCCACCAGCAGTGAAGGAACAACCATCAAAATAAAATTTCACTTTTCAGCAGCGTATAATGCAAATGTAGAAGTAGTTATAACAGTCATCATGTTAGCAATATGTTGTTTAGTTTCTGAGTTACATTCTCTACCTGGCATAAGACATCCATGTATAGTAGCAGCAACAATAAGTAACTGTGTGATTACTACTACTTGTATTAGGTTTATAATTCTACCTTTCAAACAAGGGGTTCCATCTCTATTCAAAGGTGGAGACCATCTACCTCTAGAGTTTGAACCCTGAGAACGTGTCCTTCTTGACGTCTTGTTTGATTCCTCCGACGACATAACTTTCTACCTCTGTCTCTTGTGGTGCAACCTGTAAACCTTTAGATGAGATCCAATGCTCTGTCCAAGGTAGTGGGTTGTTCTTTATGGGTGCATCATATATAGGATCTAGTCCAATCGCTCTCATTCTTTTGTTAGCAATCCACTCAACATATTTGATGAGTAATTTGTCATTGAGTCCTATCATACTACCATCTTTGAACAGGTACTGTGCCCATTCTTTCTCCTCATTGACAGCATTTCTAAACATGTCAATGACAGTTTGCTCTTCCTCCTTCATAATCTCTAGCATCACAGGGTCATCTCCCTTCTGCCATGCCTTGATCATCTGTTGTGTCAGTACAGTATGTTGGTTTTCATCTCTGGCAATGAGTGATATAACTTTTGCAGACCCTTCCATGAGCTTGAGTTCGCCAAAAGCAAAAGAGCAAGCAAAGCTAACATAAAAGCGGATCCCCTCAAGAATGTTGACATTAGATACAGCAAGATAAAGTTTACGTTTCAATTCTTTTTCTTCTGAAGAAGCATTGGCACTCTGCCAATCTGGTCTCCACCAGTTACTCTGACCATACTGCTGTGCTGCATTGATGAAGTCATCATACGCTGCTGTCACTGACTTAGCACGAGACAATATCTTCTCATCATCCAGTATCTTATCAAAAACCTCAGATGGTTGAGGATAAACGTTCTTGATAATATAAGTGTAAGATCTGCTATGGATCATCTCCATAAACTGCCAGACATTCATAGCACCTTCTAACTCAGGCAGTGCACAATAGGGTGCAAATGCCATGCCAGGTCCTCTACCCTGTACAGAGTCTAATAGTATCTGATACTTTAGATTACTTGTAAAGATATGCTTCTGAGTTTCATTCAGTGTCTGGTAATCACTACGATCCTTTTGTAGTGACACCTCTTCTGGTCTCCAGAAGTATCCTAACATCTGATTGGTTAGTTTATCAAAGACAGGATACTTATATGAGTCATATCTTTGTACTCCCAAGGGTTTACCAAAGAACATAGGTTGTGTCTTGGTATCAACGTGTTCCTTATTGAACACAGTCATGCCTTGGATATTCATAGGTTTGGAATTAGTTCTAAATTGCACAGGATTCACAGTTCTCTTCTGTATTATTTTCTATTTCTGCTAGTAAATTTGCTGTTGATACAGGTTCCTCTATCTCATCACTCTTCATGTCGTGAGTGTTCTGATAGTAGGAAGTTTTCCAACCGTACTTATATGTGGTCAACAAATCTTGTGCCATAACAGACACTGGCACTTCATTGTTAGGGTAGTTCTCTGGATTGTAACTCCAGTTACCAGATATTGCTTGATCAAAGAATTTCTGCATTACTGCAACCACATTGATATATCCAGTATTGTTTGGC